AGAATGGATTAACCAAACACAAATAGACCTAAAAAGTCAGTTGCAAATATTACGACAATTTGCTAATAAGCTAGGACTTTATGATGCAAGCGATTACCTAAAAAAGTAAAGGCAATTGTTTACAACGGTTAGTGTAAGATTTCGTTTTTGCCTTTTCGGCAAATATGAATTTTACACATTGTTACCCTTAGTACGGTTAAATTATAACTAAAATTAAATAGAATGAAAAAATTAATAGACATAACAGATGAAGATGTAATTACTGTGATTGACAGAATACACATCTTAACACAAAATAAAGTTATTTCAAGAAATGGAATACTAGGATTAAACTTTAAAGACTCATTTAAAAAATACGGTAGTTGCTATATTGAAATAGAATTGGCTAGTATAGATTCTGTGTCTGATGGTCATTGGACTTCTATTTCAAAATGTAGACTACAATTTAATCATAAGTCGGTTTGGTTTGCCGAAATAGATGTTGCAGATGAAGATGCTTCAAATTATAATAAAAACCATTTTTTCGGGTACTTAAAATTACAGGAACTTGGATATGAATTGCCTGATAAACCACAAATGTAGTATTAAGGGTAACGGTTTGTGTATGCTTTGTTGCGTATAGAAAGCGAGAAACTTTGAATATTAAACAACTAAAATAAATACAAAATGATTACGATAAAAGACAATAAAAGCAATAAAATATACACGTTGTTAGCAAATGTGCCGACTTCGTTAATATGGAAATTAAAAGTGCTTTTTACAAGCGTATTTTGGATATTAAGCACTAGCGATAGCAAAAAGACTTGGGAAGAGTTTTATTACGGACTTATAAAGCACGACCACGAATTTGACTATACTAAGTTAGAAGGCGATAAGTATAAACACGCACCTTGCAAACATTACGGATGTAATTTAGTTACAATACAAGATAAAAAAGGGAACTGGCTTTAAAAAGGCATTTTTGCTAACTTTATTGTATAAGATTAGTTTTTAATGGTAAAACAAAAAGTAAATAAAAATGATAAAAGTAATAAATTTTTTAGTAAAAGGATTAGCAACTTTGTTAGTAACAATTATTGCACTCATAAGTATAGTAATAGGTTTTTTGTTGTGGGATAAAAGATTTATGGACGGTGAATATTACATTGACTGGATATGGAAAAAACCTAAAAATTAATTTTATACGTAGTTACCTCAAGTATTTTTGACGTGTTGAGAAAAAGTATAGAGAATACCTCCAAAAATATTTGATGTAACGTATTGTAATATGAAAAGTAACGGAATAATAAACTAAAATTAATAAATATGTACAGAATTTTAAATTACTTATTTGGATGGGATTATGTAACTTGGCAAGACTGCCTTTACAAAGGAATTAACAGAGTAAGGGTATTACCAAATGGAAAGCCGTACTTTCTTAAATACGGAGCAAACTCTAATTTTGAATACATAACAAAAGAAAATAACGGAAGTACGGTAATACACGCTTGGATGACTTGTGACCCAAGTAAGTATATAAGCGATTAGTAGTTATTTTTTATATTACTTGTTGGTTGTAGTTTTTTGTTTGCGAATACTTGTAAAAAAACAATTAAAATCCAATTTTTTTGCAAACATTAAACTACTTCTTTAACAAAATATTACTACCAACTACATATAAACCAACCTAACAATTATAACCTATGAAAAACACAGCAACAGCAGTAGAAAGATTTAAAAAAGCTATAGAAGTTAACCGTTTTAGAATGGATGAAGAACTCGAAATGATGAACATTTTAGTTAACAAATATAACTTTTTGTCAGTTTCAGAATACGCCAGGAAAGAAAAGATTTCGCAGCCTGCAGCTTTAAAAAGATTGAAAACAGGTAAGGTGATGTTTTTAAAAATGATTAATAGAAAATTTATAATAGGATAAAATTCAAAACGATGCCAAAAGGATATTTTACACCATATACAAAAGCGCAGGAAGATTTTATAAAAGAAAACTACTTAAAACTACCGGTAAAACAAATAGCAAACAAAACCAATTCAACGTTTGGTAGAGTTTCAAGATTTTTAAGAAAAAATAATCTGGTAATTCCTGCAGAATTGGTAAAGCAAAGGCAATTGGCATCTAGAAAGCAAAAAGGCGATGTTCCATTTAATAAAGGGTTACAGCAATCTGAATATATGTCGCCAGAAGCTATAGAAAACACAAAAAAAACCAGATTTAAAAAAGGAGTACCTCCAAAGAATATTTTACCAATTGGCACAGAAGTAAAAACAAAAGAAGGGTATATTTTGGTAAAAATTGCATCACCTAACAAATGGATGTTAAAACATCGCAAAATTTATAAAGATCATCACCAGATACAATTAAAATCGACAGATAATGTTATATTTTTAGATGGTGATAATCAAAATTTTAATATTAATAATTTAAAACTAATTTCTAATGTAGAAAATATGTATAGAAATTCAAAGTTAAATTATCCAAAGCAAATAATACCAACATTACTATTAATTAATAATTTAAAAAAAGAAATTACTTATGAAAAACAATCTTGAAACGTTAAACGAAACCTTGTTTCAAACATTAACCGATTTAAAAGAAAACAAAATAGAAGTTAAAAAAGCTAAGGCAATTGTAGATATATCTAATTCAATTGTAAAAAATGTTTCTTTGCAATTATCTGCATTTAAAATGTTAGAAGGCAGTATTGAACTGCCAAAAGCAATTACTGCAGAACAAAAATCGTTTTCAAAGTATTTAACAAACGATGGCCATAAATTAAAAACCCAATTTGCTAAATCTTTGGGCTATAAAGATGTAGTTGATGCAATTGGCGTTCTTGGTTCTGTTAAATTTAATGCAATGTTTAAAGAATTAAAATAAAAACGATGCAGCAGGAAACTTCACAACAATTTCAACAAAAAATAGAAGCAAAAGTGTTGCCGTTAGCGCAAAAATTAGGAACACGCCAAGGTTTTTTTGAATATTGGTTTCAAATTTTGCCTAGGTGTAAAAGTCATAAAGCAGCATTTGATATTGTAAACCTATTGCATCACCTAATTTTTAATGAAGAAAAATATACATCATACGATTCTTTTAAAAAACAAAAAACAAGATATCTAAAAAATTTATAAAAATGAGCGATTTAAGAAGTAAAAAGGCGGCTTATGTCATAGATTTGTTTTTAAATTTAGAAAACAATACAGCCAGAAACATAGCAGAAATATCAGAATTACAGTTAGATTCTGTACATTTAATTTTAAATAAATACTTAAATTCAAAAACAATTAATGGCTAATTTAAAACTGATAGCAACCATATTTGGCACTTTTGCAATAGCATTTTTAACCTCGTTATTGCTAGAGTTGCCAATGTTTCACAATCCTGTAAGATATACTTTAGTTGTTTTGTTAATTCTCATAGAAATCTACTTTGGGTATCTTATTTTTAAATATTTAACTACATCAAGTTAAAAAGGGATTAATAGTCCCCAAAAAAACACCAAATAAATAACAATTTTACACCGCATAAAAGCGGTGTTTAATGTTATTACAAGCAATTCAACATAATAATCAATCCAGATCTGCCTTAAATTTGGTAGGTTCTAACAGTTTTTTAAACTGGATTGGCGGCGCATCTACAAAAAATGGTACGCCTGTTACAACCAATGCTGCAAAAACACTTTCTGCATTTTATAACGGAATTACAATTCTGTGTAATGACTATGCAAAATTGCCTAAATCTGTAATAATTAAAGAAGGCAATACCAGAACCAAAGATACTTCACATCCTGTTAATAGATTATTGAATAAAAGGCCAAACCAATATATGAGCGCCTTTAATTACGATGCTATTATGATGCAATGTGCAATTTTAAAAGGAAACGCATATTCAGAAATTATACGCAATAGCGTTACAGGTAAAATCGAATCCAGACAATACATCAACGAAAGTTTAACGCCAGTTACGGTTAAGAAATTTAACGACAAATTGTTTTATCATTTTGATGGTAGAGTAGTACCAGCAAAAAACATCGAACATATTATTGGTTTTTCAGAAAACGGCATTACAGGTATTGGTGTGGTGGCGTATGCTGCGAAATCTTTAGGGGTTGCATTAAGTAGCCAAGAATTTGCAGAAGAATATTATCAATCTAAAGGGGTTGGTATGGGTGTGTTAACATCATCTAAAGCCATAGATGATACTGCGAAAGGTAGGTATGCAAACGCAATAGAAAACCGTTTAAATTCATCATCAAATTACAAAGTATCTGTAATAGATGAAGCATCTTCTTTTCAACACATCAGTTTAACGCCGCAAGAATCTATGTTCCTGGAAACAAACAAACACGCCATTGGCGAAGTGGCTAGATGGTTAAATATTCCTACACACAAGCTAAAAGATACAGAAAACAGCAACTATTCTAATATGGAATCGCAGAATATAGATCATATATCTAATTCTGTATTGCCTTGGTCTATGAAATTTAGACAAGAGCAAGAAGAAAAATTGTTTTCTGCAGCAGAAATTAAAAGAGGGTATGCAGTGCATCACAACTCAAATTCTTTGTTAGAAGCAGATAAAAAAACGCAGGCAGCATTTTTATCAACGATGATTTATGCAGGTGTTTATACTAGAAATGAAGTAAGAAGTTTGCTTGATTTAAACGAAATAGAGGGTTTATCAGAGCCATTAACAGCGGTTAATATGCAAACGTTAGAGCAGATAGATGCGAATTTAAAAAAATTAAGTGATGAGTAAAATAGTTACAAGAAATGCGTATGTAAGAAATACATCTGCAGAAATGATAGAAAACCGACAAGTAGAATTTGTAATTTCTAGCGAATCTGTAGATACGTATGATAGTGTTTTTAGAATTGATGGTTGGGAATTAGATGATTATACTAGAAACCCAATTGTGTGTTATCAACACAGGTCAAATTCAGATGATCCAGATAATATAATTGGTACATCGATTTTAAGAATAGAAGGCGATCAGTTAATTGGTACGGTAACTTTTGAGGATGCAGATGTAAATCCAAAAGCAGAAAAGATTTTCAGAAAAGTACAGTCTGGCACTTTAAAAATGGCATCTATTGGTGCGCGTGTTTTAGATGCGCGTTTTGGTGATGAAAAAAAAGGAGAAAACAAAGATGTGTTGTATTTCACGCGTCAAAAATTAATGGAATGGTCTATTGTTTCTGTAGGCTCGAATCCAGATGCACACAAAAGAAATGCACAAACCATCGAAGAATTAAGAACTGCAGCTGCTAAAGAAATTACAGTAGTACCAGAAATAATTGAGAATACAAGAAGCGTATATGAAGCGCAAATGATAATTAATAATAACAAAAAGTAAGATGAAAAATTCAGTAGAATTAAAACAAGAACGTGCTTCTGTAATGAAAGCGCAAAGTGATTTGGTAAATGCAGCAAAAGCAGACCAAAACAGAAACTTCACAGCAGATGAAAACACTAAATTTGATGGTTTTCAAACGCAAATTGAAGCATTAGACAAAGATATTGCTAGAGCAGAAAAATTTGAAGCAAACGAAGCAAGAATGTCTGCAGCAGGGCAAACTGTAAATTCAAACCCAAAAATTGATGGACCAAAAGAAGTAAAATCATTTTCTTTATTACGTTCATTAAGAGCATTGGCAAGTGGTAAATCATTACACGCAGATGATGCTGCAATTCACGAAATGGCGCAAGAAGAAATGCGTGCATCTGGTTTAGATCTACCGGAAGGTTTAGCAATTTCTATTCCAACTGGTGTGTTAAGAGCGCAAACAGTTACAGGTGATTCTGGTACGAAAGGGGGTGCTTTAGTAGGTAGTACACCAATGCTTGTAAGACCATTGCAACCAGTATTGCCAATTGAAAGTTTAGGTGTTAATGTAATGAGCGGTTTGGTGGGCGATGTGCCTTTGCCAACTTCTGGAACATTTTCTTTTGCGTATGGCGCAGAAACTGCAGCAACTGCAGGAACAGATGTAACTTTTAGTGGGCCAACGTTAAAACCAAAAAGATGTTCTGGTGTGGTAGATATTTCTAAGAAATTGTTAGCGCAAACATCATTTTCTGTAGAAGATTATATTATCGAACAAATAAACATTGCATACGGTAATGCAGTAACCTTAGCAGCCTTAAATGGTTCTGGTGAAGCGCCAACAGGGTTATATTCTTTAATTACAACAAACATCAACACCACTGCAACAGCGTTAACACACGCAATCGCTGTAGATTTAGAATCTAAAGTAGATGCAGCAGATGGTACAAATGTAAAACGTGCGTATTTATCGGATACAAAAGTAAAAGCATCTGCAAAAACTACTAAAATAGATGCAGGTTCTGGAATCTTTTTATCAAACGGATCAGAATTAAATGGATATCCATTTTTATCTACAACCTTAATGCCAACGTTAGATGCTGGCGCTAGTCACCCAATTATTTTTGGAGATTGGAATCAGTTAACTGTAGGATATTGGGATAGTATTTCAATTATAGTTGATCCATATACACAAGCTGCATCTGGTAAAGTTAGATTAATTATCGAAGGTTTTTCTGATATCGCAGTAACCAACGAAAAAGCATTCGCCATTAACAAAGTGGTAACAGTATAGTAATTTTTTTTCATAGTAGATT